ACGCTTGTACAGGGGGTGGGTCTCTAAGAACGCCTGCTCCCGCTTGGAGTTGGTCTTGTACGTGGAGATGTATCGGGTCTGCCACTGCTCCCCGTTACGCACGGCAGTACCGTGGTCCATTTGGAAAACCATCTTCTTGTACGGGGCCTTCACAAGCTGGCCACCGATACGCTTGGCAGGGACGATCCAAAAGAACTGGGGCGTGAAGTAAATCTTCTCCTCGCCCACGTCATCGGGGTCCATATCCCGCTCATCAATCAGACCGCTCTCGTCAGGCTCATTGGTAATTTGACGGATGGCCTTGCCCATCTCTTGGGCGATGACCTTACCAATCTCAATTGCCTGCGCTCCGGTGTCTTCTTTCACAGGAGGGGCGGTGTATTGCTTTGCTTCTTCAATCGCCGCCTTGAGGGTCTCCTCATCTACATCATCCTGATAGAAGACACCGAGTTCGTCAGCCTTCTTCTTCAGTTTTCCGAGTCGCGCCTTGAGCGCATTTTCAGCATTTGCCATGGTGCATGGGTTTTAATTTATGCAAATATAGCTGATTGTCAGGAAGATAGGCCGTTGGTGTACGGAAAAAGAAAACCCCCGACTTTCGCCGGGGGTCTTTTTTTCAAAGTGCCTATAAATGGGCCTATTAAGCCACATCCACCTTCCTGTAAAAGTCGCCATGCTCTTTTGTTGCAAACGCGGTCCAAGCATCTCGAGCAAGCTCAGGAGTATCAAAATATCCCAAATGAATGTGCTTTGAGTTGCTATATGCCTGAGCGTACCATTTTTGACGAGCCTTACTCCAATAGACGCCCCTGTATCCAGATGTGTTCCTTTTGGAGTTTTTCCTATTTTGCATATTCTGCTTATGGGTTGCAAGCCTAAGGTTTTGCAGCCTATTGTCTGATGAATTTCCGTTAATGTGATCAATAGACATTCCTTCTGGGATGTCTCCAATCATCATGTGCCAAATAATCCGATGCGCCATGTATTGCCTGCCTCCAACCGCCACAAGGATGTGCCCGCTATATACTTGCGTTCCAGCCTCTTTTCCAGCATCCCTTGCATTCATTGTGCCCCAAGCCCTGTTATTCTTAAAATGATGGCGAGGGCGAACAGCTCTTGTAAGTTTCCCAGTGCTGAATGAATAATTCAAGCACTCGTGACAATACACAAAATCAGGCAACTTTCTTCTCTCTTTGTTCATTTGTACAACGAAAACGCCCACCGGGGTCCAAATCTCGTGGCAGCGAAATTAGGCCGATGGGCGAGTTCAGTATGTTTGACTGGTCTGCCAACCAGCTTGGCAAATATACGAAAAAAGAAAGACCCGGGAGATACCCGGGTCAATCTTTGTGTTGGCCTTATCAGCCGTTGCTCAAAATCTATTAAGCGACGTCGATAAGGAAGTTCTGCGCCGCGTTCTGCACTTTCGTGCCGACCATACCCTCCACGGTATACCGCTCGAAATCGTAGATTTCAAACGGAGTGGTGTTGGTACGGCTCTGCGACACCTTGGCCTCTTGGCTGATCATAGCCACGCCACGCATCGTCACGAGCTTCACGCTGCTCTTCTGAAGGACCACCAGACGGCGGGCGTACTCCTCGGGGAAGCTGGCGGGGTCGTTCCAGATCTGCGTCGGAACGAGGGTCAGCTTCTGACCACCAAAGCGCCACTCCTCGAAGTCCAGATCCCAGATCTTGTCGCCTGCGCTGTAACGCACAAACTCCGCCTTCTGCTTCAGGTTCAAAGCGTGCAGCATCTCGGGGGTTCCGAAGATCACGCGCTCGTTGGTGATGGGACCGAAGTTGGTTTGGAAGATACCAGTGGTCAGGTCATCCCACACGGTGCTCATCGTGCTGTTCAGCACTGCGCCGCCGTTGTTGATGATGCTGGGCACGATACCCTCGGTGAACTTGGCAATGGCGGTCTCGCCGCTGTTGCTGTAGCTCACCAGACCTTCGCCATACTGGCCCAGCCAAATGCGCTGGCACATCGACACCTTCAGTTGGGTGAGGACGTTACGCATATCAACCTCCATGAAGTTGGTCTGCGACTGGTTCTTCCACTTCAGGCGCTCCAAGCGGTTCCAGATCATCTGCTCCGGACCCACCTTCTCGATCAGGTTGGTACGACGCACGGTCTTGGTACGCACGGGGTTGCTGAAGGTTTGGAAGCCATCACCACCGGCGGTCAGGCCGTTGGTCAGGTTCACGCCGGTAGCGGCAACGGGGCCGATGCCGACGCCCACCATCGAACGCATGGTCACGGTGGCGGTGCCGGTGTTCACGTTGCTCACAATCACTTGGTTGGGAACGCCGTTGTCATCCGTGAAGTGCAGCTTCTGACCCACGAACACGTAGTTCAGGGAGTCGGGGGTCACCACCACGGTGTCGGTCACTGTGCTACCGGGAACAGCAGCTTCGCCAGCGATAGCACCAGCGGTAACGATGGGGCTACGGCTCCACACGTTCTCGTGCCAAATGATCTCATCGCCGGGGGCTTCCTCGGTGGTGAAGGCCATCAGGTACTGAAGGTCAAGGAACTGCTGGGGCTGCGCGTCGAAGATGATCGGCGACACGGGCAGCATCAGGTGGGACGTTACGCCACGGCCATAGGCGGCGGCGTAGGGGGAACCGGGCGCGTTGGTATTCGCGAGACCAAACGGCGCGTTGTTCACATTTTGTACATACGACTGAAGAGACATTTTGGTTGTTGGTTTTTAATGGTTAAACGGTCAAATTGGCCTTCATCAGGATTTGGTTGATCATGTCCTGTTCGGTCAATCCCCGGGGTTGATCGCCCGGGTCGCGATAAGCCCCTTTGGGCATCGAGGGCTGGCGAGAGGTTGCCTCCAAGAGTGCCTCCTGCTTACCTCGCTCGTATCCTCTCGTTTCTGCGGCCTTCATTGCTCCATCGAAATGAAGCGCCTTCAGATACAGGGTCGCTGCTTCGGCTGTCGGGGTGACACCATCCTGTTGGACGAACCGCCCAAGAAACCCGCCGCTCTGCACATCATTGACAACATTGTCATCCATGAACAGACGCAACGGGGAGTTCTTTGCGTTTGCAATAGTTTCTACTACACTCTTTTGATAGTTCTCAAAGGCTGCCTTTTCCGCCTCTTGGCGTTTGGCCACCTCGGTAACAATCTCCGTGCGCTTCTTATCGTGAAGCTCGGCGGCGGTATCGCGCAGGATGGCAATACGTGCTTCAATAGCATCCACCACCTCTTCGTCAGCCTCGGGGTCGGTCAGGGCTTCCCACTGCTCGGGCTTGATTTTGCCCGGGAGATAGGTGTCGATAAGCACACGGTCGTCAAGGTCTTTGCTTTCCTTGCTGTCAAGGGCAACCTTGGGCAGGGACTTCAGGTACTCCTGAGCATCTTCTGCCTTGCCTTCCAAGGCCAATTGCATGGCCCGGTACAGCGTGGGAGGAAGAGCGTTGAGTTGCTCCTTCAGGGGAGCCACTTCATCATACTGCTTTTTAAGCAGCTCTGCTTCTGCAATCTTCTTGTCGATTTCAGACTTGAAGGCCACGGGGTCTTCTACGCCGTAGGTCTGCTTGAACAGATTCTTGGCTTCGTCACTCCACTGAATAACAGCAGGTTTCTGTTCGCCAAGCACATCGTTCAGCAGCGCAGAATATGGGTCCGAGGGTTGGGAATCACCACCGGAATTGCCAACGGAAGCAGCAGGCTCAGGTTGCTTGGGAGCCTCTACTGGCGCGGGTTGCGGAGCTTCGGCAACCACCGGAGCGGTTTGGGAATTTTGCTCAACCGCTGGCGCAGCGGCGGGCTTTGCGTATGCTTCTTTACGCTCGGCAAGAGTAGGTCCAAGGATACTCGCGAGAGCATCCCCTGTAAGGCTCTGAGTGTCAGTCGTTTCAGTCATGGTACAAATGTAATTAAAGGTTGCTGTTTTTGTTTTCTTGTTTTATTACATTCCCGGAGCCATGGCAGATGAAAGCTCAGAATCTGGTTTCATCCATTCGCTTTCTGCTTGACGATATGGTTGCGAAGCCTTCTGTTCAAGCTGTGCCATCTTGAGGTCCGAGTTGTTTTCCTGTTTGGACAGCTCAAGCTGCTGTTGGTCAATGGCCTGCTGCTCTGCCGCCATCTGTGCTTCAGCCGCAGCAACTTGTTGCTGTTGCTGTGCCGCAGCCGCTGCTGCCGCCGCTTGCTTGGCAAACTGACGAGCCGCAGCATAGGCATCATCCGGAGTAGAGCGACCAAGCAACTGTGCGGCTGTGGTCGGGTCAAGCATACCCATCTGCATAAGCTGCGGGATAAGTTGCTGGTCGGTGATGGTACGAAGCTGCTGACCATCAGGAGAGAGAGACACCTTGACGCGGAATTGCTCAAGCTGCATATCCTCGGTGGTCACCAAGGCAGCCATGTCCTCCTCTCCAACCATTTGGCTAAGGAGCCAAGGACGCTTGGCGTAGAACTGCTTACCCGCCTGTGCGTCGAACTGGTGGATTTGTTTGTAGAGTTCGGCCACAGCAGCGTAGAAGGGTTGCTGCATTACACCAGCCTGCTGAAGCTGGAGCTGGAGCGTACCCACAAGCTGCCCGCCCTGCGGGGAGCCATAGTTGCTCTCATACACACCCGTTGCGCTTTCTGCAATGGCCTTGAACTGAGGCAGAGAGCCAAGCAGATTGTACATACCCGGGCCGGGGCTTGCGTCCACCTGACCTGAGGCGTTCTGAAGGCCACCAAGCTGAGATGCCGCCACAACGATGGTATCCCCTTCCTTAACCTTCATGTTCAGCTCCTCCTCGTCCATATTGGAGCCATCAATGGCCTCCTTGGCAATGAGAACTGACTTGCCTCCAGCTTTGCGAATCCTCCAAGCGATGTCGGAGGTGATCTGGTTCATCCAACGCTGCGGGTCACGGGCAGCGGTGAGCGGGGCCACAACGTGACCGCCGAGGTAGCGCCATGCCGAGAACTTGATCGGGAACTTGACAGAATATACGTCATCAGGGTCAGCCTCCTGCAAAGGGTACATTCCATAGTCCAGCACAAGGTCACCCACAACACCCACGTTGGGCAGACCGCTGTTCATGGGAGGTGATGCTGGCTTGCCGTCTGCGGCAAAGGGCATATTCTTGGTATAGCCACCGGGCAGGTACTCCCACGGAATCATGGAGCAGTAGCGAACCACTTCGATGGCCCTCTTTTGCTTCTTGGCCCGGAGTTCAGACGCAGTCCACGCCTCGGTGTACTGGTTCTTTGGCGGCTCAACCAAATCCTTGTCGGTGAACTGCGGTTCGCCGGTGTCGGGGTCTACTTCATTGATGGTCACATACTGAACCATCCCATCCTTCTCTACAAAACCCCGCTCTACGTACTTCATGTCCTTCCAGTACATTGTAAAGACACGAGGACGAGACTGAGGCCAGCCAGCATTGAAGTTGTAGCCACCCGGAAGGATACGCGCCCACTTGTCAAGGGCAAGGATTACATCTGCCTTGGGCTGCCAGCGTTCGGCAATCCCCGACACGTTCATCAGAGGACAGGTATATACAAACTGACCATCCGCAAAGTCAGGACGCATGGCCGAGGTATCCCATCCCACTTCACGGGGTTCGCATACCTCCCACTCAAGGTTATTGCCATTGATGAAGCAATGGGCAGCGGCCACGCCTGACAAGGCCATGTAAGCAGCGGTTACACGCTTGGTGTCATCCAGCTTGCTACGCTCGGCAATCATATTCATCAGGGAGTTGGCCCCACGGATGATATGGTCCTGATAGGTCATGTCAAAGATCTTCTCCGTCTCCTGCATCGAAGGAGAGATGCCCTGACCCTCAAATGCAGCAGCCATCATAGGTCCGGAAGCAGCCGCCTCGGACATCAGCATTGCCTTGGCGAACGCCTCTTCGCGACGGGTTTGGGCATAGTATTGAGTAACTGCCTCTGCCTTGGCCGAGATGGAGATATTGTCCACGGCTCCGACCATGCGGGTCAGCATCGGGGACAGGATGGGGAACTTGAACGGAATACGGGAGGTTTGGGCAGGGCCGTCACCAAGGAACATACGCACGTCCTCCTCCTCGCCCCATCGCGAGTCGATGGCGTACTCCATGTTCGCCGTGTAGTTGTTCCGGTAGAACTCGATCCATGCACCAACCTGACGCGACAGGAAGTAGCGGGTCCACAGCGCGTGGTAAGACTCGCCCTTATCCCTTTCGGGGGTGGTCATCGACGGGGGAATCATCGTGGAGATGGGAATCCACGTCCAAAATCCCCTGTTATTTACTGTGGTCGGTGTCATCGGCGAGACTGTCTAAACGATTTTACAGAGCCATCAAGCTCTTCTACTGTAGTATTTTCTGACTCCACAACTCCAAATCCGCCCTTTTCGAGAGCCTTTGAAGTCTCCTCCAATAGCCTCCAAATGGCTGGAGCGCGTTTACTCCAAGATTCCTGCTCTTCGATGTCCATTGTGTCAATGTCCACCGCAAGCATTGCCTTGCAGTTATCACGCACTCTTTGCGTGTAAAGATAATTCTCAACGCGGGCAGCTAGGTTAAAGGACTCCATTCTTTTGAATGCCGACTTGATATTGTCGGGAAACTGAGCCTTGAACTCTTTTAGCTTTGATTCTCGCTGCTGTTCGGTCGGATAGGCCAGCCGAACACACGATTCTAGCTTTTCCGAGTCCTCCATATCGTAGTATGGAGAAGCCGCACAGCGGAACCACCACACAAACAAAAGGTCATGTGTTTTGATGGCTTCGGGTCGGAACTCTGCGTATTCTGCAAGCTCGGGGTATTGGACCCGCAAGTCCTTTGCATTCTTTGGGGCGAAGATGAGATACCTCCGCTCCAGCATCTGTTCAATGATCTGCTCGTTCATGTGTACTTCATTTCTACGCGTTCAGTTGCGTAGTATGGCATCAGATTGGGACCGCGTTTCAGAACGCGCCTTGTCTTGTACTGCTTGGTCTCGGCAGAGACCTTGATTGGCTTCTTGTTGATGCAACGGGAGCATAGCTCTGCATAGGCCACAGCATAAACCAAGTCGTCGTTGTAGACGTTCTTGTTCATCGTACCCCACACTACCGAGCCGTCTGCCTTGGACTCCACCGAGATGTGCCTCACTTGCGTCCAAAAGTCGTAGTACCATATGTTGTGGCCGTGGGTGCGGATGAGGTCGGTTACGTCCCCGTAGAGCGACTCTTTTCGGCTTCCCTTACCTCCCTTTAGGTCAACGCCATAGATGTGCGTACCGCCCTTGTATTTGGGCAGGAGTTCGTTGCGGAGCAATAGCGACTCTCGAAGGTTGAACACGGGAGAGCACTTGAAGTCCACGTATCGGTGGCCTACGTTGATCTCGACGAGTTCCTTGCAAGCCTTCTGTCCTTGGTTCCGATAGTACATCCCCATAAGAACACCTTGCAAGAACAAGTCAGTTGGGAATGCAGTACGGGCATTCAGCGTACAAGCGACGGTGGGTACATACACCTCTTCCCCGTTTTCGATGACGGTACGCGCAGCGCCATCCCATATAGCTGATGAATAGCGCGAGAAACCTCCGTCATTCTGAATGGGGTCAGTTCCTTGGAAGTAACGATAGGCGTAGGAGTTGTCCGGCTCCAAGAACATCTTGACCGGCGCTTCGATGTCATCGAATGCTGACGGAACCCAGCGAGATCCCTTGATAGGGTGCGGGTAGAGGCTCCCTTCCGGAAGTTTGACCGACTCGTCCCACACCGGAACGAACTTACCCGGGACGGGCTGGAAGCCGCGCTTGTGGCACTCATTGATGATCCTGTTCTGTTGCTTGACAATAATTTCCATGGGGACCAGTGTCTTGTGGCTGGTCATAAAAGCATCGTCAGGCTTGCTTGGGTAGTGGGCGCAGAACAGGGAAAGACGCTCGGTGGCCGAAAGTCCCTTGGTCTCCTCTGTTTGGCCACGCAGATACTTTGTCTTCTGCTTGTTGTAGAACTCGCGGGTCATACCCGGTCGGCAGGTCCAGTCCATGAAGACCGGAACCCAGCCCCCTGTGTCCTCACCACCCTCCCAAGCAGCAAGCAGCGACTTAAAGTCGTTCTCAAATGCCCCCTGCCCTGTGTTATTGGAAGACCCAGTGCCCCATGCAAACGCTTGACGGACCAGTTCAAAGCGACCCTTCGCCTTATTGAACTGGTACATCGTGGGGTCAATCTCGCTCTTGATGGTCTGATACGTGGGGATGTTTTGAGCCTCATCAAATAGTGACCACGTTGGTGTGCGACCGTTGACGGTCATGCTGTCC